CAATAGCATCAGTTTGATATGATGCTGGAGGACTATAACCTGGTGAACGAATGTTACCAACATGTGAGTTGATAGTATTCATCCAAACTTCAAGGTTGTTACGAACAGAGAAGCTTTCATCATTGATGATAGTAACAGACCATTGTGAGAATGTTCTGGTACCAGCTACTTTGATTTCACGACCAAAGTATGGAATTACAATTGATGAAATACTGTCTGCTGGGAGCGAAGCTGCTCTACAAACGAATGATAGTGATCCAGTTGCGTTTAGTGCATTAACTCCACCAGCGCCAACTACTGGAGGGACCGCAGCCCCTCCATAAGCACCAGTTGGAAATGGAATCGTAACTTGGAATAGACTAGGTCTTGCACCATCATTAAGCAAATTTGCTCTAAATGTGGATACGTCAAATGCCATTTGTTTTTCTCCTTATGTGTTTCTATTTATTAAAATCTACCGACAACTTCGGAGAAGGCGACACCTGTTCTAACAGCCACGAAATTAAGATGAATATAATTGATAGAACGTGCTGGCTTAACATAAATGTCTCCGACAAATTCATTACGGTCAACGACCTCTGGTGTATTGTTTGTTTCGTCGCAAACTACACGGTAGTCATAGATACCACGACGACCCTTAACATCACGAAGGAATGGTTCAATAAGGGCAACGAACTGGGCTCTAGTAAACTCATCGTTAAACTCGAATAGAGAATACTTAGATGCTCTTGAAATTGACTTTTCGAGAACAATGAATAGACGACGAACATTCAAACGATCAAATGCTGATGGCTTGCTAACGAATGTCTTATCACCAAATAGAACAGTTCCCTCACCCTTGATGGTGATGACAGGATTGATACCAATCTGGTATAGATCGTCTCTTTCAGACTTCTTTGGGTTCCATGCTAGTTTAGCAACATTCTTAATCTTACCACGGTTTAGACCAGCAGGTGACCACCATGGATCGTTAGTGTAGTCTGTTCTAGCACACAGACCGGCAATGTCAGGATTTAGAGGAGTCCAACGATAAACATCGTTATACTTGTCATACTGGCGCTTCCATCCGGAGTCAACAAATACATAGCTTGATGAAATGTTGAACTGACTATTTGCCCATGATTTAATGTTATTTAACTCGAAACCTGCCTTGTTAACAACTGCTGTCTGTGGAGGTGATACAAATACAACACAGTCTTTTCTACCGCCTGTTGCAATGATACCATATGAATCGTCATCATTGAATGTTCCACCATCAACAATATTTTCAACCACATACTTTGAAACTAAGTAATCGTGGTGACCAGTGACAATTAGGCTTACATCTGCTTCATCCATGTTTCCAAACTTATCATATGCTCTCATAATATCGCCAGTTGTTGCGTCAGGTGATACACCATTTCTTGTCTGCATTGAGTAGGTATAGTAGGTCTGATGGAAGGTTCTAAGAGAATCCTGAGTCCATGATGGATTGCCCTGTGCATCCTGAGTTGCAATTTCATCAACAGTCTTACCCCAGGTTGTTGTTTCGGCAACACCTGTTGTATTGTTTGATGCAGTATTGATTGCATAGATGTAGTTTGACTGATTCTGTAGAACATCAACATAATAGTTTGATGTGCCATCAGGGTTCTTAGCATCTTTTGCCTTTGATACATAAGCAAACTTTTCTAGAACTGTATTAGCAGTTCCTGAGAATTTACCTGTAGAATCGATAACTAGAATATGCATTTCATCATGAATAGGAACTTGTCTGGTTTGTTGTAGAGCATAATCAGAAGTTCCTGGCTTTGAAGGGAATAGGTTCTTATACTTCCAAGCATTCCAGGCAGCTACGTTACCAGATACATAAGATGTTGCGAATAGTTCAATTCTGATGCCGTTACCGTGAGTACCAGGATATCTTGCAGCGAACATGCCTGCTGTATTAGCTGCACCCAGTGACAAGGTTCTGCTCATATCAGCAAAATTGATTTCATATTCATCTGGGTTCTTAATAAGTTCTGTAGATGTACCTGTGGTAGCATTTCTTAGAAGCGTATTAGCAGCACGAACGATTGTTAGATCGGCGCCGTATGAAAGAAAGTTTGCAGCAGCAAAGAATGACTGAATCTGGTTCTGTCTATTAACATTTGATGATGGCTTACCGAAAACTCTAACTAGGCTATCCTCGTCACTAACCTTAAAAAGTGTATCGACAGGACCCCAATCGAACTCACCGACAAGAGCGCCGCCGGAAGTTGCAACTGAGGGAACAATGGTCGTTAAATCAATTTCAGACCATGTCACACCTGGGGAAAGATTATATGCCATTTTTAACTCCTTTATAGGTTGGAATGGTGTGTATCCATTTAACCTTATTTAGTATTTTGATGTTTTTCCGAAACTTACAGTCTCGGATCCCATCTGTCATTATAGTATAGGCCTTCTTTATCCACCTTATACCATGAGTCACCAGTAGCATCTTGTTCCACCACTTCATCCAAACCGTTATCAATGAAACCGAATGGCACATTTTCCACATCTTGTAAGTATGATTGCTCTCTTTGTAGAGCATATCTGATATCATTTGAAACTGTTTCTTTAAATAATTTCTGTGCAGTCAACCAACCAAAATGAACCAAAGTCATCGCCATGTCATCGTTTGATCCTTCTTCTGCCTTGAAGGTCTTTTTATCGGCAGAGAATGAAAACAATTCTGTAATCGTGTCTTCATCATTCAGAATGAGTTTATCATTTTCGACAAGAGTTTTAAGGTTGGCACAGCCAATCATCTTAGATTGTGCTGTCATTTTAAGACCAAATGCTAACTTGTTCTTACCAGCAGCAAAGCCACTTGATGCTTGTGTACCTTGCTTGCCTTTGGTTTGAAACTTTAGCAAGTTTTCGTAATTCAATTCATAATGAAGAATGTCTGCAACTTGCAAACCAATCGAATTGATTTCAACAAGAACAAATGCCTCGTTATACTTCATGCCAGCAGAATATACAACCGCTGGTAAAAGCATAGGGCTGATTTCATTGTTTCTGTATTTAGCTACCTGACGATAAGGTATTTCAGTAACATCGAATATGGAGAATGCTGAGTAATCTAGTCCCTGTCCCTCGGCAACATCAACGGTCAAAACATATGTGTGTTTAGGAATAGGTTCTTCGAATACTTCCATACATTCCATACGACGAATAGGCTCTTTCCAGTGCAACGATGCAAGTTTAGCACCATTGATAAGTGTGTTAGATGAACCTAAGAACTCACAACCAAACTCTTGGTCGAACTGTCTTTGTGAGGTGTTTCGAATCGTTTCTTGCGCCCATGCTTCGTCTCTACCCGGCACCATGCTCCAGTGAATTTCAATAGGCATATATGTGCTAGTCTTTTCGACGGCTTTCGTCCACATCTTATAGAACAAGTTCATGCCGTTAGGTGTAGAGACGATAACGACCTTAGAAGTTTTACCAGATGAAATAGTAGGATATGTAGAATTAAAGAAGTCCTCAGCAATATTATTCGGTACGAACGCAAACTCGTCTAGAAAGATTAGGTTGAATGAGAAACCACGGACGGAACTACCTGAGGTAGAGTCGGCTAGAACTCTCGAACCGTTGGCGAGATAAATGGATCCTTTGTTCCACTCTTTGATGCCCTGTTTTAGAAACATTGGCAAGTATTCGAAGGCTAGCTTAAGTTTGCCAAGTAGTTCTCTAGCAGTCGGTGCACGGTTAGCAAGAATAGCGACAACAAAGTTCTCGTTAAACAAGACTTGGTGAAGGATATACGCTACCGATGTAGTAGACTTACCGACCTGACGAGGTAGTTTACAGATAGAGAAACGATTGTCGTGGAATGTTTGCAGCATTCTTTCCTGGAAGTCCCACATTTCGAATGGGATCAAACCACGGTCAACGTTAATGATCTTGATATACTTGCGAGCAAAATAAACAGGATCTTCGGCACACTTTAGATACTCATCTAGTTCTTTTTGAGTAAAAGAATGACGATACTGCTCATTAGGCAGATTGGGATTATTCTGGTAGCTGTAAGGTGTCCTTGCCATCTTGCTCTTTCTTGTTCTTTATGGCAGATAACAACTCTGCGGTAGAACCCACAAAAACTGCTTGTTCAACATTAATATGTCCCTCGGCGTTTTTCTTGCGAGGATCCGAATCAGGATCAGGTTCTTTAAGATCCCTTTTCATTTTCTGTAGATTATATAGGTCTTTAGATGTTTCACCGACCGTCTTGATTAGGTTGGCAACTACCTCAAAGCCTCTTGCTGATTCGTTTTGTCTAGCAATAGTAGAGATATCTTCAAGGGCATCGTTACCCTTTTCGATAAGATTACGGAGGGTATTTCTGACTAGTTTATAGTCTGCGTCTTGATCTTCTTCTGCTGGCAATTGTTCATATACAACAACTTCCTTGCTTGGCTCATTTTTTGTTTCTTCAACCTTATGCTCAATACCTAGTGCGTCAGATAAGTTCTTTGTCATGTCTCACTTCCAATTATGTAACTAAGAATGTC